CGGCCGCCCGATCTTCCCCCCCCCCCCCCCCATGAATTTTTACAACGAAAACGATTCATTTGCCGCCGCTTGGCTGCGCGAACTTATCAAGGCCGGGCATATCGCGCCGGGCGTAGTAGACGAGCGGTCAGTTGAGGACATAGCACCTGATGAACTCAGACAGTACACGCAATGCCATTTCTTCGCCGGTATCGGAGTCTGGAGTTACTCCCTCCGTCAAGCCGGATGGCCCGATGACCGCCCCGTCTGGACCGGCTCCTGCCCCTGCCAGCCTTTCAGCACGGCGGGCAAAAGAGGCGGGGTTGCTGACGAGCGGCACTTATGGCCCGCGTGGTTCCATCTCCTCGAGCAGTGCCGCCCTAGCGTCGTTTTTGGGGAACAGGTTGACGCGGGCATCCGCCAGGGTTGGCTCGATCTTGTACAGACTGACTTGGAAGCAATCGGCTACACCGTCGGGCCGGTTAGTTTACCGGCTTGCGGCTTCGGGGCACCGCATATCCGGCAGCGCTTGTACTTCGTGGCCGACACCGGATACGTGCAACGGCCCCCACGGACCGAGGGGTTGCAGCACCAATCCCAAACATCAATCGGCCGCCGACCTACAGGCAACGGCGCGACTAACGGTTTCTGGCACCCCGCCGATTGGCTCCCCTGCCGTGACGGAAAAGCCCGGCCAGTTGAACCCGGCACACGCCCGCTGGCTCCTAGGATTACCAACCACGTGGGACGTTTGCGCGGCTATGGTAACGCCATTGTCGCGCCGGTCGCGGAAGCCTTCATCCGCGCATATCTAGAAAGGGAGTAGCCCAATGAAGCGAAACAGCGGCGTTGTAAGAACCTGTACCGGAGAGGTTCTGCACCTAACCAAGACACACCTTACGCAGACGGGGTCAGCACTAGACCACCATGACTGGTCCGTGTCCTTTGCGGAGTTACGCCGCGCCTACGCCTACGCCTGCGCCCGCCGCTTGCCCGCCAACCGTTGGGTCACAATTGTGATTCGGGACTCCGGGGGCCGCCGCGCCTGTGTCAACGCGATGTTTGGTAGGCAGTACGGCTTTTTGGGGTGCTGCGATTTTACTCGCTACACCCTCAACCGCATTCTGAAAGCCGCCGGGAAAAAGCGGTGACCCGGCTCACAGCTTTCCTCCGCAACGTGAACTGGGGCTTCGTCGCCGCCCTCGCATTCTGCTACGGCGTCTGGTACTTCGCCGTGATGCAGCTATTGGCGTACTTAGGCGGGGTGAAGTGACTTACTGGCCGATCCGAAAACGTGTGATTGCCCGGAGGAACTTGCAATGACCAATCTCGATAATCTCTTAGAGGACCTCGAGGCTTGTCCGCCGGCCCGGGCCTGGGCACAGGACAAGACTTTGGCCGAAGCCTGGGAACAATGCGAGCGGGCCGATTGGTTGCTTTGGCTCTGCGCTCGCATGATTGGTAAGAAAGGCTGGCCTTCACGAAAAGAATTGGTGCTCGCTTGCTGCGACTGCGCCGAAACCGCTCTGCCGTATGTAGCTAAAAGGGAAATGCGGCCCCGCGCAGCAATCAAAGCCGCACGCCGATGGGCCTACGGCAAAGATACACTTCAACACGTCGGCGCCGCCGCCGCCTACGCCGCCTACGCCGCCTACACATACGTCGCCGCCAGCAAGCGCGCCGCCGCCGCCGGCAAGCGCGCCGCCTACGCCGGCGCTGCCGCTACCACCGCCTACGCCGGCAAGCGCGCCGCCTACGCCGGCGCTGCCGCTACCACCGCCTACGCCGGCAAGCGCGCCGCCTACGCCGGCGCTGCCGCTACCACCGCCTACGCCGGCGCTGCCGCCTACGCCGCCGCCTACGCCGCCGCCACCACCTACACCACCACCGACACCGCTGCCGCCTACGCCGCCTACGCCGCCACCTACGCCGACACCACCTGCGCCGCCGCCTACGCCGCCGCTGCCGCCGACACCGCCTGCGCCGCCGCCTACGCCGCCGCCTACGCCACCACCGCCGCCACCCCCGCCGCCTGCGCCGCCGACACCGCCCGCGCCGCCGCCCACGCCGCCGCCCACGCCGCCTGCGCCGCCGCCCACGCCGCCTGCGCCGCCGACACCACCTGCGCCGCCACCTACGCCGCCGCCGCCTACGCCGCCGACACCGCCTGCGCCGCCGCCTACGCCGCATCTCTAAAGCGTCAGGCAATCCTTGTTCGCAAGACACTCTATTACCCAAAGGAAGGCCGGGAGTAGCGGAATGGTAACTGACAACGATTTCGCAGCTATAACGGAGAAGGCCCTTCGCCGTGGGTTGGCGGTTCACCCGCTCAAGCCGTTCGATAAGCGTCCCCTACTTACCGCCTGGACGGAGAAGGCGACTCGGGACCCCGGGCAGATCGCGGAGTGGGCGCGTCTCTACCCCACGTCCAACTACGGCGTGATTGCGGACAACACCTTCTGCATCCTCGAAAGCGACAATTACTCTGAGTTACGTGGGCTCCTGGGCAACACTCCCCTACCGCCCACTTACATTGTAGGTGCGCGGGCTAACCGGCCCCACATTTACTTTCTTCAGACCGAGGCGTCCAGGAAGGCCGGCAATATGGACTGCCCCGGTCTGTTCGAGTTCAAGCAGAACAACAAGTACGTGGTAGGCGAAGGCTCCATTCACCCCACCGGCCCGGCGTATACCTGCCTCAACGATGACCCGATCATCCCCATTCCGGACTGGTTGGTCGCTACGTTAAGCAAGCTGCGTTCGGGAACCGGCCATCGCGTCTCCGCGCCCCTTCCCGCCGAGGGCCACACACTAGGCGAAGGAGAAGGCCGCCACCCGATGCTCGTCTCCCAAGCGGCAAAAATGTGGGATGGGGAGATCACGGAGACCGACTTCTTTGACCGCCTCAACGACATCAACCTCCAATACTGCGACCCGCCCAAAACGGCGGGGCATGTCCTGGACATTGTTAGACACTTCATGGAGCGCCGGAAGCCGATGGATCGCGGCCCCAAGATACTTCTCAAGGGGAGGCCGGCCCTTCACGACCCTTTCGATTTCGTTCTCGCCCCCGCGCCCGGTGAGGACGAAGGCTGCTTCGCCGCGGAAGATATCCACCTCATCCAAGGCGCTTCGGGGTCCGGCAAGTCCACCTTGGCGTATCAGATGCTATGCGCCCAGGCCGAAGGCAAACCCTTCTTGGGGAGAAACACCTTTGGCAAGACCTTCCTCGTTGTCATGCGCGACCGGGGCCGGGCATCCCTTACTCGCACCCTCGTCCGGATGAAGGTGCCGAAGCTGCCTCACCTTGTCCTGACGGCAGAGCAGGGACAGATGCCCCCCGCCCCCGCCCTGGAGAAGGTGTACCTGGAGCATAACCGGCCCCAGATTCTTTTGGTCGAAGGCCTGGATATGTGGGTTAAGGACCAGTCTTCGATGGACGCGGTGTCCGCCGCGGTATCTCAGATTCGGGAAGTAGCCGAGCACTATCACATCTCCATCATCGGCATCCTCGGCACTCCCAAGACGAAGCCCAAGGAGCGGTACGCTTCGCCACGGGACAGGGCCTTCGGCTCCGCAGCCTGGTCACGCATGGCGGACACCGTCCTGGACATCGTTGAAGACCCGAAGACGGGAGAGCGAGAGGTGTCCCTTCTCCTCCGCAACGCCCGGGCCGAGGTCTTCAAGATGGAGTTTCAGGGCGGGGTTCTGGCACGGGTTGATCCCAATATCGTGATCGGCCCGGAAGAGACCTTTATCCAGTGGGTGCGGGCCAACCCCAACGCCACGGGACCGATGGTAACGGAAGCCTTCGGGTGGGCAAACTCCAAAGCCTGCCGGATGTTGAAAAAGTACAAGGGGGGCTCATGAGGCTATGAAGGAGCGCGATTGGCGAGAACTGTTCCATACCCCCTCCGAACTGCTAAACGCGATCTCACACCGAACTTTGTTCTCTGGCGCACGACTGCCCGGGCGTTCTCTTACGCCTTCGGAGAAATTTCAAGGGCTTAGACCAAAACCAAAAAGGAGAAATACAAACATGCCAATCATCGTTTCAATCGACTCAGGGAAAGACTACGAGATTCTGCCGGAGGGCGTCTATGCCGCCGTCTTGGCCGACATTGTCGATCTCGGGGTAGTGGACACCGCCTTTGGACCGAAAGAGAAGGTCCGCTTCGTCTGGTTGACCTCCGAGGTCGATCAGGAGGGCCGCACCATGCGTGCCTTTCAAACCTTCACCAAGTCGCTGCATGAGAAGGCGACCATGACTAAGACCGTCAAGCAGATCACCAAGGTGCCGGCTTCCGGCTCGTTCGACTTGGAAACTCTGTTGGGGACGCAAGCGCGGTTGGTCATCCAACACGTCGAGGGCAAGGAGGGCAAGGTGTACGCGAACGTCACGTCCATCTTGAAATCCACCGGCGGAACAGTCAACATTCCGGTCGACTTCGAGCGCAAAGCCTCGAAGTAGCTTCTGGCCGGACACGCTGCCGGGAGACACCCCGGAAAGTCTGGCGGTCTGAAAATCCGGATGGTCGCAAGTGTGGGAACACCCACCCACGCCGCAGACCGCCAGCAAAAATTTTAGGGAGGACGAGAGACCAGGCGGCAATCCAAACATGAAACCTCTTACGACCCTTGAGCTGTGCGCAGGCGCTGGCGGGCAGGCCCTCGGCCTAGAGCAAGCCGGGATAGAGCATGTCGCTCTGGTTGAAATCGACCGCTACGCGTGTGAAACCCTTCGCCTAAACCGGCCGAAGTGGAATGTGATCCAGGCTGACATGCGAGAGTTCGACGGCCGACCCTTTCGCGGGGTCGACATTGTGTCGGCCGGTCTGCCCTGTCCTCCATTCTCTGTGGCCGGAAAACAACTGGGACAAAAGGATGAGCGGAACCTTTTCCCCGCGGCAATTAAGATCATCTCCGAAGCGCTTCCCAGGGCGGTCATGATTGAGAACGTCCGGGGCATTTTGGATGCTGTTTTCGAGGATTACAGAGAGAACGTCGCAAGACAGCTCGCGAAGCTGGGCTATGTTTGTGACTGGCGTCTCTTGAATGCTTCTGACTTTGGCGTCCCGCAACTGCGGCCCCGGGTTGTCTTTGTCGCTCTGCGAAAGCATGTCTTTCACGAGTTCGGGTGGCCATCGGGAACCTTCGGGCTCCCGCCAACGGTGGGGGAAGTGCTTTGCGACCTGATGGCAGCCAACGGGTGGAAGGGTGCCCGCCTTTGGCATGACCGGGCGAACAAGATAGCGCCTACCATAGTGGGAGGCAGTTTGAAGCACGGCGGGCCAGACCTGGGGCCGACCCGGGCCCGTAGGGCGTGGGCTGGTCTTGGTGTGGATGGCTTAGGGATAGGGAACGAAGCTCCCCTCAGAGATTTTGTGGGTATGCCCCGTTTGACGGTTAGGATGGTGGCGCGACTCCAGGGTTTTCCGGACGACTGGCAGTTTGTAGGAGGCAAAACAGCAGCCTATCGGCAGGTTGGAAATGCCTTCCCGCCACCGGTTGCCAGGGCAGTGGCGGGACAATTGGCCATTTCCTTATCAGTGACGGCGGCGGAGGGAGCCGGATGACCAGACGACCGTCACGAAACGAGGAAGGCTACCAAATACTGACTCACAATGACCGGAGGGAGACCAGTGAAAATTGACGCCTCACGCTACCGCCTATTCTGCACCAACCCCGAAGAGTTTCGGCTGCGGTATCTCTGGAATCTCTCCCCGGACGCCGGATCAGGCCAACACAGCCAGACGACCTTCGGCCGCCGCCGCGGCTCCGCGTTCCACGACCTCCTCGACGGCGTTCCATACGCCGGCCTCGAAGAGAAGTACGGCGACACCGCTGCCCAGGTCGCGTTGGAGATGTTCGAGGCTAACCAGTCGTACTCCACTCGGCTTCAGGATGAGATCGTTTGGCGGGAGCGGGAGTTTTGCAAGGCGGTGCCCGGTTCCGAGCACCGCCTGGTCGGCCGTATCGACACGCTGATTCGCCGCTTTGGAACCGAGAAGATTCTCGACTACAAGACTACGAAGTTGCGGACGAAGGTGGATATGGCGAGCTACCGCGACGGGCATGCGCAGTCACCCCAGGTCGACTTCTACATGATCGCGACCGGCGTCCGGGACTTCATCTTCCGGTTCTTGTGGAAGGACGCGAAAGGGTGTATTCAGATTTCCGAGCGGGAAGTTCACCGTGCGGCGTGGGAGTTGCGGGCGTTTCAAGACTCGGTCGTGATGATCGCTGACACGATCACCCATTGGATAGCGACCTACGGAATCGAACAGCCGTGGCCGCGTGCAATCTCGCTCCCCGTCCGCCCGGAGAACTACCCGTACGCCCCGATCTATCAGCGCAGCATCTACGAAGGCTCACAGAGCACCCTTGAAGGATTTCACCCGAGGGTGGAGCACCTGGCTCTCAATGTCGAAGCGGAGGGCGAAGATGCCAAATAAAGACCCCGTGAAGCAGGCGGAGTACGGCCGCCAATACAGAGCTAAGAACAGGCTGAAGGCGGCGGAGTACGACCGCCAATACAGAGCTAAGAACAGGCTGAAGGTGGCGGAGTACCAGCGCCAATACCAAGCTAAGAACAGGCTGAAGCGGGCGGAGTACTACCGCCAATACCAAGCTAAGAACAGGCGTAAGTCCCCTCTTGCGGGGGCAACTACCCGCGACCGGGGTGCCGCCGGAGAGCACCTTGTAGTGTCTCAGTTGCTGGCGCGGAACCTTGAGGTTGGGGGACCGTATAACCAGAACGGTAAGCACGATCTGTTCGTGAAGCTAGGCACGTGGCACACCGTTCAGGTCAAGGTAGGAACGGTTAACATTAAGACTGGCGCGGTCCGTCTTAACTCACGACGTAGCAGCATTACCTCCGACCTGATCGCCATAGTTGACTTAAAAGGCCAGCGGGTCCGGTGGATGTCAAACAACGGTCAGCCGGTACCCTCGGAGCTTACCCATGACCTGTGAAAACTGTGGCCTCCCACCCGGCGCGAAGACCTCCCCCGGAGAGACTTTGCAAATCATCCGGCCCGCGGAGAACGCCTTCAAGGGCAAACGTAAGTCAACGGTGTGGGTCTGCTGTGAGGAGTGCGCTATCCAGGTCACGGCGGTCTCGAAGTACGGGGTAGCAACCCACAAATGGCCGGTAACTCTGAGTCAATTCCGAACGCTATACAGGAGAGAAAATGAGCGACGCACAAGCTGATGGCTGGTCTTCGGAAACGGATGCTCGGCAACGCCTTTTTGACGCCCACGCCAATTTAATGGAGGAAGCGTTGGACCTGATGATCACGAAGAACAGAGACTACGCCACCTCCGCCGACCCCTACCGCAACTTCCGGGCCTTCGGCACGCTCGGCGTCCTCGTCCGCCTATCCGACAAGCTCTCCCGTCTCCGTTCCTTCGAGGAGACCGGGGTCTTCGCCGTCACGGATGAGAAGCTCCGCGACACCGTGCTCGACGCAATCAACTACCTCGTCGTCTACTACCAGATGAAGCAAGAGGTGAAGTAAGTGCTTTACGTTGACTTGGAAGTATTCTCGGAAATCGACCTGACGGCCTCACCCTTGGATGTCTACGCCGCCCATCCCTCCACGAAGATCATCGTGGCGTGCGCGGCATACGACAGCGGCGATGTCTTGGCCTTCGCCGACCGGGGCGACTACGACCCCATTGAATCGTTCCTGGCGCTGCTTCGGGGCAAGTCTCCCCTCAACGCCTGGAACGTGGGGTACGAGCGCACGGTCTTGGCCGGCCAGGGCTTCCCCACCCCAATCGAACGCTGGTACGACACAATGATCCACGCTCGGTACGTGGGGCTCCCCGGCGGATTGAAGCCGTGCTGCGCCGTCGATCTTCTCGGCATCCCGCCCGAGATGAAAACGAAGTCGGAAGGCAGCCTCATTACCAAATTCTGCACGCCCTACGACAAGACCCCCGGCACCCCCGCCGAGTTCGACACCTTCGTGGAGTATTGCCGGAAGGACGTACTGAGCACGCGCTTTATCCATCAGAAGCTCGCCAAGGAATTTCCCTTTCCCGAGTCGGAGCGCCGCGTTTGGATTCTGGACCAGGTCATCAACGAGCGCGGGTTGCCCATTGACATCCGAACCGCGACCCACGCCGCATCGGAGACGGTACGCCTGGGGGCCGAGAATTACGAGCAGCTACGGAAACTAACCGGCCTCGACAATCCCAACTCCGTCCAACAGCTTCACGGCTGGCTGCAAGAGCGGGGTTACCCCCATGACTCGCTCGGGAAAGATTTCGTCGCCAAGGCCCTCGAAGATGAGCGGATTCAAGGTGACGTTCGCGCCGTCCTGGAAATCCGGCTTGAGTCCGCGAAGTCCTCAGTAAAGAAGTTCGCCGCCATCGTGGCGGGCACTTCGCCGGACGGCCGCCTCCGAAACCAGTTCCGCTACTACGGAGCCCACACCGGGCGGTGGTCCGGTCGCGGTGCCCAACCACAGAACCTCACCCGCGCCCCCCACGACCCAGCAGAGTTAGAGAACCTCATCCGCCGCGGGATGGTGCCGACAATCGACACCCTTTCAACCTGCGTCCGCCCCATGATCTATTCCCCGGAGGGACCATGCTCGTAGTCTCCGATCTGTCCGCTATCGAGAACCGCGCCCTCTTCTGGCTCTCCGGCTGTGAGGCCGGCCTTGAAATCTACTCCGAGGGCCGCGACCCCTACAAGGACTTTGCCACCCGGTTCTACGGGATCGAATATGACGCCGTCACGAAGGCGCAGCGAAACATCTGCAAGCCTGCGGTGCTGGGCTGCGGGTACGGCTTGGGAGCCGGCCAGCGGCGGCAGATGGCAAACGGCACCCTCCAGTGGACCGGCCTGATGGCCTACGCATCAAACATGGGCGTGGCGCTGGTCCCGGAAGAAAGCCGGGGCCTGGTCCAGACCTTCCGCCGGACCTTCGCAGACGTACCAAAGTACTGGCGCTACCTCGAAGAAGCCTTCTTCGCCGCCACGAAGACAAAGAAGCGGCAGCAAGTTGGGGCGGTGATCTTCGGGTACTCGAACGGCGCGACATACATAGAGCTCCCCTCCGGCCGCCGCATTCACTACCTCAACCCTCGGTCGTGGCAGGGCGAGAAAGGCATAGAGATACGCTACGACGGACTCCGCAACGGGCATTGGTGGACGATTACCGCATGGGGCGGCGTACTCACTGAGAATGTGGTCCAGGCCGTCGCCCGCGACGTTCTCGTTGAAGGCATGTTCCGGGCAGAAGCCGACGGTCTCAAGGTCGTAGGTCACTGCCACGATGAACTCATTTGCGAAACGGCCGGCCCCTCCACCGGCCTGGACGCCCTTGCCCTGGAGGGTTGCATGTCCAAGCCAATCTCCTGGGCTCCCGGCCTCCCTCTCGCTGCGGAAGGGTGGGAGGGCGAACGCTACACCAAGGCCTAAGATAAAATTGCGGATAGGAGACCAGACTATGTTGGACACACGATATGAATACCTGATATTCGCTGAGAGCCAGGGTTGGGATGTAGAGCTCTGCGACAATGGCTTCTACACCGGTCTGTCGGGGAAGGTCTACAAAGACCCCCGGACCGACGCCGGGTGGCCGGTGTGGAAGGCGGCCAGAAAGTTCTACATACAAGCCGCCACTACGCCCCCGGGGAACCTCTGCGCCAAATGCCGGGAAAAAGGGCGATGTTACTAGGACGTTACCAAAGTGTAGGGTCTAGCACGAAAGCGCGTTGACAAAAAAAGCCTACCCCACCATAATGATGGGGTAGGCTATTCTTCTGGAGGCTATATGCAACTCACTAAGAACGGCAAGCCGGATAACTCATGGTTCCCACCCCCAGCTCGTAATGCTTCGCCACTCAGCTTCGTGGAGGATTTTGTGGTGATGGTGGGCATACTTGTGGTCGCGATCTACCTCCTCAAGGTCATATATGCAACTCACTAAGCCGGGCTGGACGGTGTGGGACCACATTAACGGCAAGCCGGGTAACTTCTTTAGCCGCAAACCTTACGTGGCGAAGCCTTACGTGGCGAAGCCTTACGTGGCGAAGCCTTACGAGCCGGGGGTGGGAACCATGCTTCTCGGCTTCGCGATGAGTTTTGCGGGGCTGGTGGGCATGCTTGTGGTCGCGATCTACATCCTCAAGGTCATCTGGAGGGCGGTATGAGCGAGTGCCCCGTCTGCGCGGAGTTTCGCTACAGCAGTCTTGTCTCTGTCTGCCCCATCTGCGGAGCCCCCGGCAAAAGCCGAGAGGTACGGGATGCGGCGGAAGAGTTCCTCCGCTACTTCGAGTCCCTTACTCCACTCCGCGAAACGAGTGCTTCACGATCTTGACCTTGACTTTGGCGTCCGGCCCGTGCTCTTGAATCGCGGCCATCGCCCGGTGCCGGCCGTCCGCACCGATCACATTCCCGGACTCGTCCACATGAAGCTCGACCGGCGTCGAGGTTCCCGCCCGAAGTTGCCCGCGGTGATAGGTTACGCTATCCGCGTGTTCCCCCGGCGTTCGCCCCGCCCCGTTCAGGATGCTGTTCTCGTCCGCACCGACCTTCTTCAAGAACCCCCGCGCTGACACCGCTCCCGTTTTCTCATTCGTCACGGTCCGGCCTTCATATTGGGATGCCACCTTCGCCCGGAGCCGTGCGCTCCCGCCCTGAGGTTCCCCGGCAGGCGCCTGGGATTCCCACTTCGACAGGTATTTCCCCCCGTTCAACTTCTTGACGAGTTCCACCCCGTCCGCCCCGAACACCTTAGCGAGCACTTGGTTGACGGGCTGTTCTCCGGGTTTCACCACCTCAGTGAGAAAGTCCTGGGTGTTGAACTTGCCGGAAGCGTCAACGTAGTTGTCGATAGGCACTCCGAAGGTCTTCTCGAACTCCGCGGCATCGGGGTGCATCGGTGCGGCAGTACCCTCTTTGGGTACGGTCGTACCCGCTTTGGGTGCAGTCGATGCGGCAGTACCCTCTTGGGGTGCAGTCGTTGGTTCGGGTGCCGCAGCCGGTGCCGGCTTATCGTACTGCGGGAACTTCGCTGCCGGGGCTGGTTCGGGCGCCGGGGGAGTTGATTCGGGCACCGGCGCTCTCCGCGCCGCCGTTTCCTTGCTGGCTTCTCTGGCGTACTCCCCTAGTTTCAACACCTGCCGAACGACCGGGGTGTCGGAGATTGCGCCCTTCGCGAACTTACCCGTCGTACGTGCGGCAGTTTCCGCCGCCGCCGGGATGTCGGAGATTACGCCCTTCGCGAACGTACCCGCCGTACGTGCGGCAGTTTTCGCCGCCGTACCCGCCGTACGTGCGGCAGTTTTCGCCGCCGGGGTTCCCACACCCCTGAGTAAACCTTCCGCAGCAGCAGCAACCGCCACCCCACCCGCCGTCTCCCCCACGATGTTGCTGAGGTAGTTGGCGGCTTGCGGATTGGCCGCGATGTCTTTGATGGCTCCGGGGAGTTGCGGTACAGCCATCGCTGTATCCACCGCGCCCTTCGCCATGCGATAGAGAGCGAGAAGGCCGCGTCCGCCTAACGCACCGGCGGGCGTGTTTGACCCCGCCGATTCAATCGCGCTTTCCTTGCTGTCGTTGGCTTCGCCGAACGCACCCACCGCGCCCGACACTAAATCTTCCGCGCCTTTTGCGATGTTGTGCGCCCCCTGCTTGGTGGCCTCCCACTGCGAAGTAAGCGGCCGAGAGGGAGAGGCTTCCGTTGCTGTAAGAGGCTGTCCAACCGTGAAGCCGCGGTCTTTGACGGCCCGCAGTACGTTTTCCCGGGGGATCATGCCCGACTGTCCCTCTGGCGAAGTGACCATAGCGGCGGGTTTGAACCCCCGCGCCACTGCGGCTTGAAGGTTCTCGACCGGGATGTAGCCTGTCTCGCCTTCGGGAGAGATGACGGCGGTTTGGTTATCCGGCATTAGTTCCCCTTTGATGGGACGAAGCCCAGATCTGCGTGCTTGTTTTTATCGGGTGCCGCCCCGGCCTTGTTGGATGACCCGGCCTTGTTGAATGACCCGGGGAGGTCTGCGGGAAGAATGTCGGAAGTGACCGGCAGCCCCAAAGCGTGTGCGCTCTGAACGGCGTTCTTCCAGTTGATTGCGCGGGCTTCGCTGATGAGGGTCTTGAAGTCGCCCCACTGCCCCTCAGAGAGTGCGTCGCCGTTGACCAACCTCTGTGTCGCAACGCGAGCCTCGTCAGGAATCGACCGCGCCCCAAGATGCTTCTGGATCATGGCCTCCGTGATCCGATTGCCCGGAACGCCGCCGAACGTCGTAGCGAGATGGGTCGAGAGGGCCAGCATGGAGCCGGCGCCCGTCTTCGCATTCTTACGAGCGTCGTAGGCGTTCTGAAACATCTCGTAGCTCTTCTCAGTCATCTGCGCTATCTTGAGCGGCCCGGAAACGAACTTGGCGTCGGCGGCGGCGATCTGCTGTTCCGACAGGACCAGCCCAGGCTTGGGGGTCCAGCCGGTCGAGTCGTTCGCTGCAAAGCGCAGGTAAGCCTTCTCGTCCACATCCAAACGCGCTTGCTTCTGCGCGGATGCGTTTGCGTAGGCGTCCGCAGACCTGTCCGACCTATCCCCCTTGGCAGCCTCATCCGCCCTCTGCTTCGTCAGGGAGGCAAGACTTTCAAGACTCTTTATCATTGCGGGGTCCGCGTTGGGGTCTGCTTTTCGGGCCTCAAGAATGCTCTGGTACCCTATTGCCTGACCTTTAGCCTCATTCGGAGACTTAGAAAAGGCCGGGGCTAGGAACTTCGTCGCCTGATCGAGTTGCTGTGGGCTTGGTGGAACCGTCACGGGAGGCTGGCCGTTCATCGCCCGGACCTGATTGACAATCATCAGCCCTTGCGGGGCTCGTGAAAGGGCTTCTAGGTCATAAGCGACATGCTTACCCCCTATTGTGAGGTTCATCAATTGAGGGAGGGGCTGCTGTGTGCCCGCCTGATTCAGAGCGCCCACTACGTCGTTGTGAGTGTTATCCGAGACGAGAAAGGGGTGAACACCGGAAGCCCCCAAAAAGTTTCCCAAACCCGATTGCATCGTATCGTGAGCATCACGCGCCTTCGGGGGAAGGGTGTCTGCCGCTTTGGAGTCGTTGTAGGCCTGGGCCACAGCCGCCGCAGCAGGGACGCCGGTAAACTGCGCCGTCAGCGGCAGCAGCCCCAGCCTCTGTGCTTTGTCCGCAGCATCAAAGTTAGCGTTGTTTGATGTGTCGGTAGCCGCCTGGTGCGTATCTGCGGCCTCGGTCGGCATCTGGCTCAAACGTTGCTGAGCTACCGCCGTATTGGTTCGCTGTGCTTCAATCTGTGCGTTCGACTCGGCATCGGCCCTATCCGCCGCACGCTGCTTCATTGCCATGTCGTCCCGCCGCGCTTTCGCGGCCATCACGCCGCCCATGCCGCCGGCAAGTCCTCCGCCAAAGGACGTAGCGCCCTGCGCGCCGGCCATACCTTCTAGCGCCCCTTGAAGTAGGTTTCGCCACAAGGCCGGCTTCGCTGGAGCCGCGGGGGGCGCGCCGAGGGCGCCCGGGGAGGGTGGGGGCGCGCTGGCGGGGGCGGCGGGGGCCGCGTCGGGGGACTGAGGCTGCTGAGGGTCGGGGATTCCAAACGAGGACATGATTATTCCTTGAAGTGCGAGAGTGGCGTGTGTGCCGAGAGGGTGGTATCGTTGAGGGCTTTTCGCAGGAAGCGTGCCCACGCGGTCGCGGTCAGGATGGGCAGGTTGTAGGCAAGGGATAGATCAATGAGGGTGCTTGTGGGGAGCAACCGCGCCCGTGACCGCCCCGACACCTTTAGCTCAACGTCATAGAAGAGTGCTTGATAGCCGTCAATGACGGAGCGGAACGTGCGGTTCCCCTTGCTGTCCGCGGCCTGTCCCCCGGAGGCTTTCAGCCCGCCGGGATTACGCGCCGCGTACAGCGGGGATGCCGGGTCGAAGTAGCCGGAGTAGGTAGCTATGGCTTCCGCCAGAGCTTCAAGATAGGTCCGTTGCATAGGCCGCTTTCAGGATGCTATCAAAGATTTTCCGGGCGACCCAGCGGGCCGCACGCGAATGTCTCACTGTCCATGCACCGGCGCGTCCGAAGACGAGGTACAGGGATACGAACAGGGACCAGAACCACCGGGTCTCTGCCTGGAAGGACAGCCATGAGCGGATAGCGTGAACCTCCGGCTTGTCCCACCCCCCGTAGAGTTCCGCAGCAATCCAGCACTTCGTTATTTTGGCGCTGCCCAGCGTAGCGGCACCCCCGATGGCGGCACCGAGGACCCCCATTAACTGAGACTGCTTCGAGGCTTGGTACGCCCCGGAGAGGTTAGCGACGGAGTTGGAGCCGGAGTTTGCCGCATCGGCGGCGTTGGTAGGATTCATCTGCGCGGAGTTGCCCTGCTCGGCGTTGATGGCATTCCAAAAGTTCGCGTTCTTCTGTTGCTCGTTCTGGAGCGTGATCTGCCGCTGCGATCCTGCAATGTCGGATGCCTTGCCGCCCTCGAGGGAGCCCAACTCCATTGCGGAAACACCGGAGGGAAGGTCTCTTCCGCCCAAGGCGAACTGCCGGTTCTGGGTAGCTTGCTCGGCATTGTCATAGGCGGTCGTCACGCCCTCCGTTGCCGATGTCCGCATCGCGGCAAGGGCTTCGGGAGAGTACCCCGTGGGGTGGTCGATCATGGGGTCGAGGGTCTTCGTCAGGTGCGCGAGAACCGCCGTCTGTGTCGCAAACTGCTTCGAGTAGTTCGCCTGCAAAGTATTGGTGAAGTTGGCCTGCGCTACTTCCGATGCCTTCGCTGTCTTATCGCCTGAGCTACACATTATTGTTCTCCAACGTGAAACCATCGTTCAACTTCTGCCGGAAGCCGTTTCGCAAGGCCCACCTACCCATGGGGTACTCTGCTTTGGTGAAGACGTAGGCGTCCGGGATTTGTAGCTGTTTCTGAAACCGCCGAAGCGCCTTACGCATTTCGCGTAGCGCCGTGGCCTTCTTGCGTAAGTCTTGCCCCGGTCGAAACCCTAGAAAGGCAATCGTGACGGCGGGCAGAAGAGGCATGTACATCTCTGCCTTCCCGTCGATCTCGACCACGAGAGTCAGGGGGGTGGCGCAGCGTTGTAGCGCCTCGAGGTCCTCACGGGGGATGTCGGGGTTGGAAGCGGCCCACTCCGCGAAAGCCGGCGCGTCCTCGGGCGTTGCAAAACGAGTCTTTACAGAGCTTTGCACGTCTTCTCCCCCAGGTGCTACATCAGTTTGTTCTTTGCCTTTGCCGCCGCCCGTACCGTCTTCGCGGCATCGCCCTTTTTGATGCCGTGACCCGTCAGCTTGGCGGCGGACGTGTCATCAATCGGGTTGCCGTCAAACTCATTACCGACAATCTGGACAAATGGCAGACTTTCCCATTCTCGTTGGGCATAGTCGTGCGTGAACTGTACCGAAACGAGAACCTCCCCCGATGGGAGTTCCGTTCCGTGCCACAGTTCGCAGTACCCGATGACAGTCGGGATGTGCTCCATCGGGATGATGTACAGGTTTCGCATACCTCCCCCTTACTTGCTGGGCAAGCCGGCATTGTGGACCGTCAGGCCATTTGCCAACGTATAGGAACGCTCCGTGGTGGGGCTCATGCGGAGCCCCTCCGGCTCGTTTGTCTTAACTTCCAAGTTCATAACGATGCCTTCGTAGGGCTGGGCGTGTCCAAAAAGTTTCACTCCCGGCTGCCACTGCCCTTCATAGCATACGGGGTGCTTGTATGTGATACCTTCGCCGTCGCCCATGTCGAGCATTGGCTGATTCCAGTCGTGGACAAGAACGTTCTCCACGGGCAGCCAGGTGCCCTTGGCCGTGAGGACCATATCGCCCTCAACGATTTCAGAGAACGGAATATTTCCGCGCCAGGTCTGGACCCGCGTGTTAGGCGTGAAGCACCCGCCCCCGCCGCCGCCACCGGACCCCCCGCCCCCACCACCGCCCCCCGCCGAAGCGGTTGCCTCAATAGACCCGGACGAGAGGGGGACCCGGCTTTGTTTAGCCGCCGCCGCAGACAGAGCGTAAGTCTTATTGTTGTACGCGATGGCCGGAGAACCGACTGCCGCGTTTGTCGGATTCGCGTTGTTTAGAGTCACCGTGCCCCGATAGGTGCCGTTGTTCGCAGCGGAGCCGGAATCCGTGACCGCCGTGCCGCTCGTCTCGTTGAGCTTCCACCAGTTGAGGGGGGAGTCCGCTGCCACAGCTGTGTTGTACTGCGTCAGCGAGATATTGACCGCGCTCTGATAATGGGTTTGAACTTGGGCCAGGGTGAGCACCGTAGAATAAATGGCCGCATTAGACAGCGTGTTGGCCGCGAAAGTGTTGGTGGTCAATCCCCATGAGGTCTTGCCGTTGACCGCGCCGATGTGCCAGTACATTGTGGATAGAGCCAGCATGCTGTTGGCAGAAGTATCCGCGTTAGTCTGAAGCACGCCGTCCACGTAGACCGCACAAACGAAGGTTGCGTTGTCCCAAGTGAGAACTATATGGTGATTGACACCATCATTTAATTTCTGCCCCGAGACACTAGCAATCTGGTGGATGCCCGCTGTGTTGAGGTCAGCATAGGCGACAATCGCCGTTGTTGTGCAATACATGTGGAAGGACTTATTGCCCGCCGTGCCGATGACCAGCGGGGCGGACAAGTCAAACAGGGGTTGAGTTGCGATTGACGTACCGCAAATCCAGATTTCCGCGCTGAAGCTGCCCATCTGCGAGCGGGATGTATCGCCCGTGGCGTATCCGGTTGTGCCGTCGCCATGGAAACCTACAATGTTTGGGAACGTGACCTCAGTATTGCCCAAGAACTTTAAGGTTTGCGTTGCCTCATCAAAGATAGGGTAAAATTCGTAGACCTGCGTATTGGTCAACCCGGTAACCGCCTGCGTACCCGCGCCGATGACCGTGACGGTCCCATCAGCTCGGTAGACGGCGGTTTGAGCGGGCCAAGACCACGTTACAGAGGTTGCCGTAGCCGTATATGTGAATCCCCCATTCAACACGGGGGGAATGCTCCCCTTCGTCAGCACGCCCACCCTGGAGGGGTCAATCGCGCCGGAGGTCAGCCCCGTCTGCACAACCTTGCCGTATGTGGTGCCGTCCGCGACCTCATCGTCCAGCGCATGCACCCGTGTGACTGACAGGTTGTCGAAGTAGGTCGTGCCGCCCCCGACATCCCAGGAGCCGAAGTTGAAGAGGGCCTGTATCGCGCCTGCCGGCACCGCTGTAGACGCAGACACGGCCACCCAAGAGGCAGAGGTCGAAAAAGGCTGCGCGGCATCGACATATAATCCGGCAGAGTCTTGGTAGGCCAGTTGGATTAGAGCCGTCGCACCCGAGAGACTTTTCACAAAACCTGATACCTTGTAGATCTCTCCCGGAGTCACTCGCCAGAGAGTAGGGCTCTTAGCTCCCGCGTACTGCTGGGATGTTACTACCTTGAGACTGCGTGTCCCGGACTGCGGGGTCGCGGTTTCGTAAGTGAGAGTAGCGGGCCCGTTGACCACAAAACCCGGAGGTGCCCCGTTAAAGAGTGACGCGGATGCCTCAAAGTTTCCGTTTTGGACGACAATGTATCCGCCCGCGAAATTGGCCGGGCGGAAGAAGGTGGTACCATCATTCACGTCCGTGTCGAGACTGGCTGTGCCGCTAATGACCGCGCCGCTTTGTGCGGCGGTCTTAGCGGATTCGAGGCCGACCGTGTTTACGGACGTGACCCAATAGTAGAAGGTGTTGCCCCCACCGACATTGTCCTGTACCACGATGGCCCCGACGCTCGTCGGGTCGTGTTTGAACGTCTTGAGAAGCGCGGCGCTGCCGGGCGTGTCCGCCGTGAACTTGTAGACCCGATAGCTGTCTATGACATCCTGCGTCGAGCCGACCGAGACCTGTGTAAACGCGAACTGATAGCCAAGGGGCGTTGCCACTAGAGACTGGCTGATGCTTGGCGCGGGCGGGGCGCTGATGACGCCGTCGAGAAGGACGGTTGTGGTTGGAGCCCCCGCGAAGTCGATGGTCGAGCCGTCCGAACCCGCGGCTTGGCAAGTGACGACTACGGTCTCGCCAGTCGTCTCGACGAGAAACGACAAGGGGGAGTTGCGCCCGTCCGCAACGAGAACGGGGGTCGCCACGCCTTTGTAGCCCGTGAACCAAATCTTGACGCCGCCGAAGGCCGCGTCACTCGGGTCCCTTGTGAAGCTGACTGATACTTCTGAGAAGGTCCGGTCCTGCCGCTTTAGGGGGCTCTCCGTGACGCTGAGGTTCGTGACCTGGTACTTAGGCGGGCCTTTCGTAGCTGTTGACGCCGGTGCGGCGACGGTCTTCTTCTCAACTCGCGTGAGACGATTGTAGATAGAGTCAATCTTCTTGTCGGACAGCCGGGATATGGGTCGCCAGACCTTGTCGATCAGGACCGGGGTCGAGTTTATCAGCGTAGTGTCTTTGTCCATGTTAGGCTCCGACAAGAGGGAGTAGCGCGCCGCTGAGAATCTCGTTCTTGGCGTTCTCGGTGGGAAGGGTGATCTTGACTTGAAGGTGCCGGAGCTTCTGCGCGAGGGGCGTGGCGGCGGATTTCAAATAGTGCCGTTTCGCGATAATAGTAGTGGAGGCTGTTAGCATCGGGGGGTCCGACACGGGGTTAGGCAGGGTGGTGAACGAGCCGGCGATCTCGTTGAGCATCACGGACACCGTCATGTCCGTTCCCGTCGCCACTCTCTCAATCAGAATGGCGCTGAGCCCGGCGAGCCCGCCAAGCGGAGCCAATACTAGCGTCCCAACGGTTGCAAAGCCGGAGTAGTTCGTTGCCTCGTCCTGCCAGTTCGCCACGTCGCGGTACATAATGAATCGGCTCTGAACCGTCCGCCCCATCATCAGGCGGTAGTCCGAGGTCGTAGTCGCGATGCTGGCGATTGCCAGAACGCCGCCAGTGCCGACCGGCTGCGCCTTCGTCGACCACGAGTTCTTTGCTACGTTGTAGCGGTAAACGTCGGTCGTTCCGTTGGCGATGAAAAGGCCGACATCACTTCCCGCACGATGCAGGGCAAGCCGCGTGACCGTGGGATCGAACCCTGAAAGTAGCTGGTCCCCAATAGGGAAGCCTATCTCCTCAAGGTTGTCGCCAATTTCCCATAGCTGGCGTTGGTTGGTATAGACGAAGACCAGGTCGCCGTCTTGCGCGACACAGTTCTGTGAGGAGGCCCCGAAGTTCGCCAACCACTTTTGCGAGTAGAAGGTGGATGCGTCGGCCCCGCGAATGATGTAGCTGTCGCCGTCCGTCCACAAGACCAAACCCTGACTGGTGGACGCCATCGCGTTGATCTTGCCGGGGAACACGAAGACATTAGCGGGGGGCCAGGCCTCCTCGGGGACGCCGATGAGGGTGTCGCCGCCGCCGGCGAAGTACACCTTGTTGTTGATGGCTGCGAACAGCCGGCCCAAGTGAAAGACCAGGTTGCTTGCGCCCGCTAAGAGGGGATCGTTCGCGTGGTTGATAGGCGCGCTGATGGCCGTATTAAGGTTCGCGTCGGTTGTGGTGTCGGTGTAAGAGGAAGTGGCGTTCGCGACTTCAATGAGGAAGTAGTAGATCGACCCGCCGTCGAGCGTGCGGAAGATGTTGATCTTGTCAACCTGGGCGTCGGCGCTGGCCGTGTAACCCACGCCAAACTGCTTCGAGGTCTGAGGGCCGGTGCTGGCGGACACGGGGCTCGACGTGCCGACATGCCCGGTCGAACTGTTCTTGTAGGCGTACACGTACCGGTAGCCGGAGGTGGGGCTGAGAGAGCCCGCGGCGGGGGTAATGGTCGGGGCAGTGGCGGGAGCCGCTATGCCGATACCGGAGACGGTGGTGCCGTCCCACTTCTTCAAGTCCGTCCCGTTGACGAAGTACACCATATTAGCAACGGTCTGGAAGAAGGTCTGGGCGGTCGTGGTCTTGGTGAACACCGCCGTGATGGCCCCGGTCGTGAAGGTGTAGACCTTGGTGGGGGTGTCGACCATCAGGCGGATGGTGCCCGCGATGTTACGGAACGAGAAGAAGTTCAGCGGCCAGTCCCCGGCCCCGAACGCGGCGCTGCAATACTTGGTGAAGCCGGGGCGGCGGACGAGGGTGTTGTTCGAGGACAGTTCAATGTTTAGCCCGTCGATCAGCGCGTCGGTGTGCGGAACGACGTGCAGCCCCAGGGCGCTCGTAGGTGAGACGAGCGGGGACCGCTGGGTGTACAGACCGGTCTCCCATTTCGTGACGTAAAGGGGCTGCGGTTGCTGCGCCATTATTTTTCCTTAGAGGGTGAGGCCGACTTTTCGGGCGAAGCCATGGATGGTAAGCAGAACGGGGAGGACAGCGGCGTGCAGCCAGTATTGCCGGACGTTAGTGTCCTCAAGGGCCTTCACCCGTCCAAGCGGGCCGGCAAGACTCTCCAACTGCCCCGACATCTTTCCGATCTCCGAGGCTTGTTCAAGCTGCGTGTCGCGGATTTGGTTGAGGAGGCCAAGCAGATCGTTAGTAGTCGTCATAATAGCACCCGTCCGACATCGACATCAGGGATTGCTCGGGGTAGAGGCGCTGATCCGAGGGCTCGTTGTTGTCCCGACCTATGGCTTTTTGGATCGCCTGCTCCGACTTCGCGTATTCAATCGCGGCCAGGGGGCTGTTGATGAACCGATAGGCGCGGGCTAGGAAGCACTGCCGGATTACAAAGGACACCGCATCGGGGAACGGCGCCCACGTTTGTGAGAGCGCGGTCCTTAGGGGGGCCTGTGCCTGGTAGTAAGCATTCACCACGAAGAAGGTATTGCTGCCGGCGTAGTCGAACCGGAGATGGAGGGTGCCGTCTCCATTGTCGTCGATCACGCACAGCTTCGTGGGTTGCGCGGCGTAGGAAGTCGGCGGGACAAAGTTGACCACTTCCGGGTGCCATACTTGCGGGAGGGGGGATGTGGAGTTTAGCGCACGCATGCTCAGGGTTTCCAACCACCCGTAATCCAGAATCCCCGGAGCGCCGGAGGTGGTAGTGCCGGAGGTCGCGTGCGTGAAGACGAACGAGGTCGTGGTGGGGGCGGAAGTGATTACCCATCCGCCGGTGTAGCTGGACCCGGTCGGGGTGGGTAGATAGGCGCTGTTGAAGGGCGCATCCACGTTCCCCAACATGAACACTGTGTCGCCAACCGTGAAGTTGTGCGGCTCCAACGTCGTGACTGTGACCGTCGTGCCGGTGCGGGAGACGCCTGGAGTGCCGGCGGTTTTGAGCGCGATTCCTGCCCCTCCCGCAGCCTGGGTGAAGGCCACGGCCCCGCCGAAGGTGTAGTCCTGCCGATACGCGGCTGTGACGAACGGCGGCATCGCGACGGAGTTGAACTTCCAGTTGTTAGGCTGGGCCAACAACTCCGACAGAACGTCGTTACACAGGCTCAGTGCCGGCTCACTCATAACGCCGCCCACGCCCGAGAGGGGCATGAGTTCGACGTGCGTGGAGGCGAAGTCCACGACGTTCTGTAGGGTGAGTGTCTCGTTTAGGTTAGGCATTGATGGGGTCCAAGCTGACGGCTACAACAGAGCCGTCTTCCATGATGATGGTGAGGGGGTTTTCAAAGTCCGCGACGATGGCTACGGGCCGGTGCAGCCCCGTAACCTGCTCGGTGATCTTCCGCGCCAGTTCAACGTCTTGGGGCCGCGCAACCAACGCTACATCCACGGGAGTGAGGTCGAAGGCTTCCCTTGCCTTTTCGATCTGCGCTTCCGTACAGCGTGAGGACACTAGGAAGAACTTCGGTACGTTCATACCACCACCTTGTACATCTCTCTCATTTGGGTTGGTGAAACGGGGTGCAGCGCGATTCTCGTTCCGTACTGCGACTGGCCTTGGATATGATGGCCGGGGAGGTCGTTGCCGGGGCGTATGCCATGGGAGCGAAGGACATCTCCAATCCAAGCATCATCGCGCCACTCTACTTCGTAGGGGGGAACGTCTGCGGCCGATAGTAACTCGCAGGCCCGTCGGGAGAGCCACATCCCGGGACCACCGATAATGAAGCCACCTTCGTCGACTCCGGCGTAGTCTCCGTAGAAATCCATGCCCTCCCGGACGAGCCGGTCAACGTGGACGAAGGTGTCATCGTCGGGGCGGAACATGAGGTCGTAGTCGTGATCGACCATCCATCGGCATACTGCACGCATCTTGAGCGGGAGGTGGACGTGGTCGTCCGGGGTATTGAGCTCCTCTCCGGTGAAGAACTTCGCAGTAACATTCTTGTGCGCCTCCGCGTCTTTGAACCACGTTTCTTGAACGGCCTGTTGACGCTCGTTCGGGCCGTCCTTCTGGAGCCCGCTAACCCCGTTCTCCCACACCCGGCCCCACGTCTTCTGTTGGAGAGCCCGGAAAAGAGAGTAGTCGAGATGGTTCGCGGTCAGGACGGCGAGTAGAATCTTTGGAGCGGGCTTGTTTGACTTCCGGGGGACGTGAGACTCTTCGCCGGTATGATAGACGTGGGCGTAGGGGAGGATAGCCGACTTGTACCCAAGATCAGAGTAGAGCTTAGCGATGGCCTGCTCCCCGCAACCTTGGGGGTCATATCCAACGTGCCGCCCATAGCTGCCGATCCGCTGGTAGTCGGAGAAGCGGCGGAGCCCGGGGTTGAAACTGAAACCGAGGCCGTCAGGCAGATTCGGATACCCCGGCCACGACCACTTGACTGTGGAGAAACCACGCGGGTCAGGCTGGCACTCGTAAACGATTCGAGTATTGATAATATCCAAGCGAGTCGGAACGCCGCGCAGCCACACTTGAAGGATGTCTGGATTCTGTTCCAGTATCGCCAGGGAGTCGGCCATGTAGCCGGTATTTCGAAATCCCCAGTCATCTTCGCAGTGGAAGATGTAGGGGGTTTTGACATGCTCATAGGCTTTATCGACGGAGTAGATTTGGCCGCGGGGCTCTCCGTTGGAAATCCACTGGACTCGGTGAGCGGGGAGGAAGGCCGGCCGTTCTGCGTTGCTGTCCTCCACCACGATTATGTGCCGGGGTTGGATGTCCGCGGTGGCCTCGAACGACGCCAAGGTTTGCTGTAGCAGCCAGTGCCGGTTGCTACTCGTAATTACTAGGGTGTAGTCCATCCCGTCCTAGTTCTCCGAGACGAACAGCGCGGTGATCTTAAACCCCGTGGCGCTGGCCGACGCCTGGATCGTCCAGGTGGTGTTCTTCGTGTCTTGCTGTAGCGGAGGATCGAAGTTCACAATGAAGGGCGTGGTCGGAACCGCCGCGGCGTTGGGGTAATCAAAGACTGCCTTTGTAAGTCCGGCAGCGGAGTCACGGAGCGTAAGAGTGGAGGCAGCGGCGTTCAGGGTGGTGATGACCAACCCGGACAGATTGCGGCGGAAGTTCGGGTCCGCGGCCACAATCGTGGTCTCGGCGGTAGACGCCCCGATGGTGGTAGCCTGCGAGGTTTCGGATTGCTTGATAGAGGGCATTTAGAGGTCCGTGAAAAGGAGAATGTTGTTGCTGATTTCGTGCCGGTGTGCGTACAGCTTTCCGATGCCGTCAATGGTTTCCATCGCGGTATCCGGATTTCTGAACCACTGTGGGTGCAGACTGAGGTAGAGCGTGGGCTTGTGCTTCTCGAAGAAGGCCTTGTCGCGGAGGATGAACTCTTCCGCGCCCTCTGCGTCCATCTTAATGAAGATGGGGCGCTCCACCTCGAGATCGTCTACGAAGGTGCTGATGGTCTCACAGAGGACTTCGGCGACGGCGCAGCCGGGGTGCGCGGCAGAAAGGCGGGTCATGCTGTTACCCATCTCCTCACTTCCGAGGAGCACCGTGCCGTCGTAGTCCATCAGCGCCACCGGGTACATGGCGCGGATCACGTTGCCGTTCAGGGCGGCGTTCTCCCGTAGCGTTTGGTACGCGACCAGGTCGGGCTCTATCGCAATTATGCGATTGCAGAAGCGCGATGCGTACAGGGCCGTAGGGCCGATCCACGCGCCCACGTCGAGGTAGGTCTTGTGAAGGGGGAGGTACTTCGCGAGTGTCGCGAAGGTGTACGGCTCCCACGTCCCCGAGGCTGCCCACTCCCAGAAGGGGTCGGGCACGACGCGGAAGGACTCGCCGGAGAGGGTGACGTTCATGTTAGAACGTCGCTGCTGATTCGCTCATCTGGAACAGGCGGTTGAACAGTTGGGTGTCGTAGATGTCGTTGCCCGCGTAGCCTTCCGGGGCGGTGCCGGGGCGGATGATCGCCTGACACTGTTGGTCGATGATGTAATTCCCCGAGGCGACATACACGCAACTGCATGTGTTATCGCGGCGCATGTGCGAGCACGCGGCCTGGAGAGCTCGCTTGTTGGCCTCACCCTGGAGAACGAGGTCGCGCTGTTGAAGGCGCATGTCGTTGGCTTGCAGAATCTCCGCCTCCTGTGCGTCCGTGAGGGGGGCCGGCTTCCGTGATTCCGATACGGCGGCGGTTACTGCCGAGGTGATGAGCGTTTGCAACTGCTCTGCGGTGAGGTTCATTCCTTCTGCCATTGTTGTTACTCCCTTTTGCGCAATCCCGCGCTTAGTTGTTACCATACTTCCCGCGATTCCAAATTCATGTGGCCCACTTTGATCCGCGTATCACAGGCAAACTTGAAGCCGTACTTCGCGGCCTTGTTGTAGAAGAACAAATCTTGGGAGGCGTCTTCGTCGGAGGGGATGCCGGCAATGACCGAGGGGGGTATAAACCACGGTTGCGGAATCTTTCGGAACATCTCAACCTTGAAGAGGTTGAAGCCCATGCCTAGCCCGTTGGTGCGCTGTAGCGTGTCCGGGACCGGGGCTTGCGGAGCGAAGTCGCCGGGGACGGCCGGGTCTCCGTAGATCATCGGAGCGCCGAACTCGCCTTTCAGCCAATACAACCCACCAATAACGTCGTAGTCGGAGGTGGTCATGGCCTCGTACAGCCGGAGCAGACCGTCGCGGGGTGGAAGGTTGTCATGCTCCAAGGTGAGCATGTACTTCCACGGAATTGGATCGCGAAGGATCATCTCGACCGCGGCTTCGTAGGCTTGGCCAACTTCGGCGTTCTTTATGCCGAGGCGCATCACCTTCTGGTTGAGGGGGGTGAGCATCGGCAGCCAGGATTGAAACATGATCTGGAGGTCGAGCTTGCCGTCCTTGACGGGGGTTACCCACACCGTCGAGAGGTCTTTGTAGGTGCCCATGTTGAGCACTCTTGCCGCTGCGAAGGGGTCTTCATTGTGCTGCCCCTGGATCGGAGCCCGCTTGACTCTTGTCTGACTCATACTCGGCGTTCCCTCGTTTGCTGGTCCCACAGGCTGCTTCTCTGGCCGATGGCTTCCCCAAACATCGCTTTCACTTGGGGGTAGGTCAGTATGCCCTGCTTAATGAGGGCGAGAAGGACGGAGCGCCATCCCCGCACTTCGCGGTGGGGGAGGCCTTTCGCGTCAACGGTGATATTGGAGAACTCCTGTAGCACGTCGTTCACCATGAAGCCGGAGACGTACTTGCGGACGGTTTTCTTCTCGTCCTCATCCCACGTGGGGTAGCGCACGGCGACGGCGTTGGGGAAGCCGCCTTTTTCAACGATGATCTTGTGGTTCAACTTCTGGAGCTTCGCGATAAACTCGGAGGGCTGCATGGCTCGGCCGATTGCCATGTCTTTGTTTTCGAGGAGGGATTGGCCGGGGAGCTTCTTTGAATCGATGAGGGTCTGATTCCCTTCCCTCAGTTTGAAATTGCCTTCCTCGGGGGAGAGCAGCTTATCACCGAGGCTGGCGGAACTGTCGTAGATCAGCATCAGTTACGTGCCTCCAAGTATTCGAGAACAAGTGCAGACCTTACAAGCAGCCTTTACGCTGTAGGGGCCTTTGTCGGTAACTCGATAGAATTCCGACCGAGGCTTCTCTACACCGCATTGGCTGCATGTTTTGGTCACATGAGTTACTACAGGAGGGAAAGGCAAAGCGGCTCGTTAAGCAGGTTCTCTATAAGAACCGCTAAGTCCTTTGTTATCCGATACTTGACTCAGAGGTTATTCTACGGAATACGTTCACGCCCTGGGGGCGCTTGGCGATACCGTAGAAAAAGCTGTAGACAGACGCGGCACGGATGACGCCGGCGGGGTCCAAAGAGTTGGTCCCGTCGAACATCTTCTGTTCCACGCTGAAGTTCTTCGAGCCGACTTGGGTTTTGCCCAACGACGCCTGGAAGAAAGCGTTCTTCGCGAACACGTAAGCGCGATAGCCGTTAACGCCCGTGGAGGCGAAATTAGCGATCACCGGCAGGCTGTTGGATTCGACAAACTGAATCCCGCCCACCGTCGCCACAACCTGAGAGGCCGGATTGACGCCGGTCTGAAGCTGTTTGGCGTTGCTGTCGGTGTACTTCATCAGGTCGATGAAGCCGCCGGCTGCGCTGTCATTGATGAGATCGAACGCCATCAGCGAGTAAATCACCGCCGCGAACAATCCGTTCTCGCGGGGTTTACCGTCGACAGAGCGAAGCTGCATGGCAGCCTTGCGGGCAATCGCGGCGGTCATGAAGGCCGTGTGCGCGAGGTCGATCTTGGTGGTTGCGTCCGCAGTGGCCGCGGCGTCGACCGCAGTGCTGATGACGGTGTCCACCGTGAGTGCGCCACGATACCCCAGAAGCTCAGAGCCTTCCTGAACAATCGGGCTGATGCCCGTCAGGATGACTTTGTCGGAGTACGTGACGTAGTCGACGTACTGCGAGAGGGTGATGGTGCCGGTGGAAGCTGTTAGCGCGACGCCGGCAGCCTGGGGCGTGCCGTCGGTCGCGGCCACGGTGTTCGCGGCCAGCTTGGTATACCCGAAGATTTGCATCGCCACGCCGGACTTCTCGGGCATGGGCTTGCGGTCAATGCAATCGTACAGGTGGAGGTTGTTCTGGAGTTCCTGCACCGCTACGCGATCATAAAATACGCTCGGGAAACTGGTAACGGCGCTGGTAACGGATGCGACTGTGGGAAGAGCCATAATGCGGGGTTCCTTGGTACTGAGTTACTGGCTTTTCCGTCAGACCCGATCTCTCGGCGTCTTGGCTCCTCTACAGTGCCTCAGGGATCGCCTGGGTGTACTTATCAAGGGGGTACAAGGTTTCCCAATCCGGGAAGCCCAACACTTTAATTGGGAGCTTCGCCTAAGCGAAGAGGTAGTGTGGCCTTCTCCCAAAACTTAGCCTCGTTTGTTAGCGAGTTCGTACAGCTGGTCCATCGGCATCTTGTACGCCTCGTCAAGCGTGGGGCCGGTGGGTAGGGGCGCTACGGTGGAGACTCGAGCAGAAAGGGAGCTTGCGCGGGCTTTCGGGGCAGCGGCAGCGACTACGGCGGGCACGATAGCGACCGCATCCGCCGACTTCTCTTGCAACAGTTCGGAGGTCTTGAGTTCGGCGTAGGCCGTGTCCAGGTTCTCCTGCGTCATGCCGCCTTCGCAGAAACGGGAGACATACTGCCGGATTTTACGCCCGTTGTAATCGTTGTTGAAGAAGGCCGGGTTCTTTTCCAGCCAGGCGTTTGCATTGGCGGTGTCCACTCGCTCCTGCGTGATCTGGCGGGCCTGGGCGGCTGAGTTCTTGATATCCTCGAAAGACATCCCGTATTCCACTTCCAGCAGTTCCCGCATAGCCTTGGATGGCTCGGAGATGAAGCGCTGGCCCAGGACGTATTCTTCGTCGGCGGTCAGTTCCTTCTTCGCCGGCGCTTTCGGAGCGAGCTTCGCGACCTGACTCAACTCGCGAATCTTGCGGGTCGCGTGGGTTTGCGCGTCGGTGAGTTTGTCGACCAGCCCCTCAAGCGTCTCCGCGGTGAAGACTTGCTTCCCCGACCCATCCCCCAAGTCAATCGTGCGGGAGAAGGTCGTGGGTGTGAGGGGTTCTTCGATGGGCGGCACTATTGCGGCGAAGGTTCCGTCGGCGTTGCGCGGCTGCTCGACTGCCGGCTCGAGGACGGCTTCAGGCTTGGCGTTCGCCAAGGCCCTGAGTTCTTCTAAGGACATTGTTTCGGGGTCGATCTCGGGCATACGGCTCCTTTAGCCCAATCCCGGGCTTACTCGGTAGTTACGGTAATGAACTCGTCTGCGGGGGAGGTAAGGTCGGGGTTCTGCACCCGATCAACCTCATGCATCCACGCCGTCAAAAAGTCCTTGGCGGCTTGTGCCTTGCGCTGTAGCCGGATGACTTGGGCGTCGTCCTCGCATTCCAGAGCTTCGGCTTCTTTGATTTTCAGAACTGCAAGGGCGGTTTCGATAATGACGGGCCACCCCTGGCTGTTTACGGTGTTGGATACCGCTCTTGCTCGAGCTTCTCTTACTGCGTTGTCCATGTTACCCCTTCAAGGTTTCCGGGACGGCGGACAGTGCGTCCTTGCCGCTCTCCGTGAGAAGATGCCGGACAACCTGTACTCCCGCTCTCGCTTCGCCCTGCGCCTGGATACTTTCCAGGTCGTACTGGTGTTGGACGGCTAGGCCGGCTTGGTCGGCTGCGGCCTTCTGCGCTCCTGGCTGCATCGCCATCGCACGCTGAATTTCTTCCGGGGTCGCGTCCACGATCAACTGGTCGCAATCCCACCCGGCCAGCTCGATTGCCTGTTCGATGAACTCCGCGTAGTCGAACTTTTTGCCCTGAGAAGTCAGGGAATCTTGCACCGGGGCGGAGGAAACGAGCTGCATCAGAAGGGGGACCAGTTGCGCGGCTGCGCGGCGGGCGGCGAGTTTTGTGGAGGAGAGAACTTCCACGCAACACGTGCCGTTGTATAGGTCCATCGGGTCGCCTTCGTAGGCTTTGCCGTCCTGTTCGGACAGGATGGCCTGAATTTCTTCGGGTTGCAGCTTGTCTTTGCAGATTTCGAGGAAGGCCTCAAGGGCTGGCTCGTAGATCAGGTCCGCGAAGATTCCGATCTCGTATTGAAGCCGATCCACCGTGCCGCTGTTGAAGGCTTGCACGCCTGCGCTCGTTCTAAGAGCTTGGGTGGGCATGGAGTCGGCGCTATTGGCGCCCACACGCCTGTCCGAACGCAGTTCGGAGCCCTGGATAGCTCCCATAGCTTCCTGCGTAACGGAAACTGTTGCGAGCGGCACTAGGTCGCCAGACTCGTTGACAATCTTCCCGGGGGACAGCTTGATATTCTGCGTTCCCGGCCCCATACCCTTCTTCAACTGGTAGGAGGGGTTCAGTTGCAGAGTGAGTTGGTTGATCCAGGCGTTTTGGACGCCGGTCTGGAATTTCTGCTCTCCCGAGAGGAGCTTTGCGATTCCGAAGCCGTAGGCGGAGCCCGGAACGTCAATGAAAGCCGCGGACAGATAGTTCATCTTGTCCAGGTCGTTGCTTTCGTTGCGGATTACGATCTTCCGCTGTAGGACGCAGAAGATGTAGTCCTCGGTGACGTATTCGAGAATCTCCAGGGGCTGCTCCAACGGGTTTGAGGAGGATTGCGCCGTCTCCGGGGCGGCCTGGAGGTCTCGGATGTTCTGGAGCTTGGAGGAGTTGAAGGAATCGACTGCGGGCTCGCCTTTTTCCGCGAGGATTTCGGCCAGCTGCCCGAGGGTGGGGATGTTTTTGTAGGCCGGGTCGTTGCGGAGGTCTTCGAGGCCAGAGGCGGTGATGAAATATTGCCCAACTACGAACTTTCCCTTCCGGCAGTCTTGCTCCCGGAGGACGGAATCGAACAGGACCGTAGGCAACTCCACATTCTCGAAGGTGGGATGACTAACTTCCTGGGCATCTTCCGGCTTGCGACCGACTTTCTTCGTCTCGGGGTCCAACTGGTACTTGCGGGACCGCACTTCCGAGGTCTTCCAACCCCACTTTGCGACTCCCGTTCCGTACAGCATCCATCCTTTCATGCACTGCCGGATTCCTTCTTTGAACCCGGACATCTTGATAGCCCATTTCAAGAGGGAGGTTTGAGCGCGGGCGACCTCGGGGGTGGTTTTCCCCGTGGGGGTGAGTAGGAAGGGGGTCTTGTCGGAGAAGAAGGAAGCGAAGACCACCGGCATGATCTTTTCCACCGCATCCAACACGACAGGCATGGACAGGTTGGACATGGGGATGTCCGTCCCCGGCCAGTTCTTTGCGACGATAGACGCCGCATACAGATTGTCCGCGCTAGTCCACGCTTGCGGACGCCTTTTCTGAATCCGATACGCCTCCGCGATAGCTACATCCTGCGTTACGATCTTCAAGGCGGTCTCGTCGGAGATGACGGCCTTGGTAACTTCGGCGGCGGTGATCTGGTCCTGCGCCAGCGCGGAGATTTGTGCTTGCGGAAGGTCGATGAATCCAGACATTAGAAATTCCTTACGAGAGGAAGCCGCCGACAGACTCCATGTCGTCAACTTCTTTGAACGACTCCGTCATCAGCGTGGGCTCGGTGCGCGTGATGAACTGCATGAAACTTTGAACCGGGCGTATGGTGAAAGCGCCCGCGTTCTGCGTGTAGAACTGGACCATCAGGGAGATGGTGTCGATTTCGTCGTCGTGGCGCCCGCGGGGGAAGGTCGTGAACTGCTCGACTATCTCTTCCCATCGGGGGAGGCCGGTCAGGAAGAACAGTCGCCGCTGCCGGATGACGCCCTCTATGGCGGCGATTCGGATATGCTTCGCGTCCTTGGTGTTAGAGACCTTCATCGGCATGATCTGGAGGACGATGCCTTTGGACTGCGCGATCATCCGCAGGTACTCGATAAAGTAGTTGCCGGCTGCCGTGCCTTCTATTTGCACGGTCTGGGGCTTGTGAATCAGCGCCATTTCAAGGGTGGTGTGCGCCAGTTGGAGCGGGGAGTAGTGGCCGGAACGCAGGTCACAAGCGTACATCTGCCCCGCGCTGTCCAGACGCCCGCAGAGGACTACGCTGTGGTCGGACTCGGCGCGCCTCGAGGCGGCAAGGTCCAGGAAGAGGGTTGCCGGCCCGAGAAGTTCGTATTGCGCGGGCGCGTATATCTTGCAAGCACCCATCAGTAGCGGCTCGGTGAAAAGCTGAGTGCCGGCTAGAAGGGGCTGGTTGAGGTACTGGCACGAGAAGATTCCGGGGTCATCCTTGAAAATCTTGTCAAGGAGTTCCGGCGTGAAGCCTATCGTGCGCCCATCATCGGTCTTGACTTGGGGGAAGAGGACGCCGTTGGCGCGGAGGCCGTCTCGCCAGCAAGTTCGGATGCTGATGTCCCACTCCCGCCGCTCGGCATCCCCTCGTATGAGATGTCCGTACAAATCAGCGAAAGTATACCTTGTTCCTGTAACTGTTTTGAAACCCCCCGGCTCGATAAGGGGCGTGTAGTTCTGAAAATCTTCAATGGTTTTTTCTTGCTGCTCTTTCGACCGGAAGTTCTGATCTGATACGAGGTCATCGGCGCACATGAAATCAAAATGCTGTCCAGTCTTCACGGACTTGGGGGATGCGATGCCGACCGTCCACTCTTTCAAGTGCGTGCGCTTACGAGCGGGAGACACGAAGCCTTCCGCGGTTCCCATGCGAGTCTCGGTGTTGCAAAACTCGGGGAACAGAATGGGCAGCTTCGACATCTGATTCTGCCCGTTGAAGTGAGACTTCACTTCGCGAAGCAACCCGCGGGAGTTCTTCACCGTGGATTGCATCAGTAGAATGCGGATGTCGGGATAGGCGAGAACAAATTGAACGATCCGAAGGACTATAGCAGAAGTCTTATAATGCCCGCGTGCCCAGAGCACCAACCGATTCTTTATTTCAGATAGCTCAAACAGCGGGACGGCGGTGCCGAATTTGTCCGATTCAAGGATGTCGGGTGCTACGCTGCGTAGTAGCTCCAATCCATGTGATACCTCATGGAAGTTATATCCGAGGGCCTTAGACAGGTATACGGGGTCGAACCTACACTTATTACGCTGCTGAGTTTTGTTGAGTCGCTCCTCGGTCATCCCGCCTCGTTCGGTGCAATGTGAGCTAACGGCTCGAGAGTTTGTGCCACGCCAATCCTCCCCGGACGTGCCCCACGCTTGCACCGAACAACCCGCCCCAGATCAGCGCCTCGAACTTCCATGACCCGAAGTGCATCGCCAGCAGGTACAGGAACACGCCGAGTACGAAGAAGGTCCATTCATACAGGTAGAGGTCGAACCGCGCCGGTCGCGGGCCGAACAGTTTGCGGATGATCGGGTTGCCCTCTTCCGCCAAACCCAACTGCAATCCTCGAGTTGTGGCTTCCACGTCAAAACTCGTGGCCGCCGCGTACAAACCTGCGCTCACCAACAACGCCCAAATCTCCATCTCTACCTACCCGCCTTGTGGGCCGCCAACTTGTTTTGATAGGCCGCAATCGCCGCGCCTTTGCCGCTTGCCGCTTCGATTTTTGCGAAGTTGCCGGTGGTCTTGGTGCGACCGAGTGCGCGAACGGCGGCGCGGCCGTGGGCTCCCTTAGGCTTGTGGCCTTTAGAGACCGGAGTCATTTTTGGCGTGCCGAGCGCGCCTCGGGGTGTTCCTAGTGCTCCAGACATGTGGGTTCCTTTGCCGGGCTTCCGAGGGGAAGAGAAGTACCGGCTTGATAAATGTGTAGAGTAGGTCGCCCTGGGCCTCCTCTTCGGTGTCTAGCTCGTCCATCATGCCGCACCTTCTTTGTTACGGGGTACTGCTGGCTTCCGCCTGCGCGGGGGGCGCGGGGCGTTTCACGAATTCCAGAATGTCCACGTCGAGGGCGTAATCCGTGAGGTCCACTCCCTGAAACGATGCGGCACTGTTTGCAATCTGTTCCAACTCGTCCGTCAGGGCCTTGTGCTGCGTCTGAATCTTGCGAAGGTCGACCATGGTCTCCAATAGCTGATTCCGGAAACCGCCGGCGACTCGGATGTTGCTCATGTGCTCTCCTGTTTTCTTCTACCAGGGCGAAATTGGGTTAGCCACTTCGTTGCCCCACTGCGCCCAGCCTTCGCGGGGCTTCCGTGCGAACATTTCCAACCGCGCGGGCTCGGAGACTTCCTCTATCAATTCGTAAAACTCGGGCGGCTTCTCAGAGTGGCGCGGTGGGTTGTGCGGAATGCTCACCACGTTGGGGAAGTACCGCTTGCGAGCAAACACGCACGGAGGCTTATATCCAAGTAACACGGTTTGGGTCCGGTGTATGACATAGTTTCCGCAGCCCGAGGGCTTCACCCAATGGATGGGCGCAAGATACTTGAAGCCCCACGCTTCCATTACCTCAAAGCCCGCGCGCAAAAAGCTGTTAGTGGTCCATAGCCACAAGTGACAACCGGGTGCGGCGCGCTCGCCCACCGGCAGTGCCTTTATGTCCTCCAGCGGCATGGTGGGGTAGGGCAACGTCTTTGCCATCCCACCTTTCGCCCGAGCACGGCCGCCCATAAGGGGCTGTTGCCAGGGCGGGTCCGCAATAATGGTGCGGTACGTCATTCCGCGCCGTCTTCCTTTTCCATCAGTTGGGCTAAGTGCTCTCCTGTTTTCTTCTACCAGGGCACTTGCGTTGCACCGGGTAGCAAGTTTTGATTGACGGCCAGAGTTTCCGCGCTGTTGCGGAGGTTTTTGAAAGTCGTTTGAATGCTTGTGAGGGCCACGCCCGAGAGGGTTCCGGTGATGGCCGAACCGTTGACGAACCATTTCCCCGTGAGAGCGTCGATGACGAACTCGTACGTTGTCGCGACTTGCCCGGGCGCGAACGCCGCCCCGGTCGTAGTTCCGCCTTTGATGGTGAAGCGAAGGACGTTCGTAACGTAATCCGCCATTAGGGAAGTCACGGCGTCGTTGGGGTCGCTTTCGACGATAACTCCGCCGATGACGAGGGAGGAGATAAGGGAGGCCGGCAGAGTTATGCTCATGGTTAGCTCGTGGGTGCTACGAAGACGCGATAAAAGCAGGTGATCCGAATAACGCCGGCTCCGGGGTTGGCACCGGTGCAGGTGATGCGGACTTTGGCGGCGGCGGCTTGGGAGGGGCCAGCTGCGAGAGTCGTGACGGCGCCCGACCAGCAATCAATGCCCACGGAAATAGTGCCCGCTGTAAGAGTTGCGTTCGCAGCGGAAAACCGCGCCGCAGTGGTGGGGTCGCCTACGGCCCAGTTGGTCGTGGTCGTGATGGTGGTGGTGATGCGACAAACGACCGCTTCGATGATCGCGTTGGCGGGGAGGAGGTTCGCCGCCGTGTCGGTCGTTAGGCCGCCGGTGCTGAGGGTCAGAAGCTCGGAGGCTTGGCCATGTTGCCAAGTCGCGCCGTTTGCGGAGGATTCCGTAAACTGGCCGGAGTTATCTACTTTGAAGCGACTGACACCGCCAGTTACGCCGGCCTGGAGGTCCAACAGAAGGTGTGCAGTCCCGAGAAGGGCGGTCTCTACGACGTTTGCCTTTATCGCGGTGTAGCTCCCAGACGCGGTGCTGGTCTGGTTAATGATTGATTCAGAGAGGAGCGCCGTGAAGGTCGAGGTCCCCGCAGTCGGAGCCCAAGCCAGTCTAGGACCCGTATCACCTGCTGCTACTACAGCCCTCCCGCAGTTGATTCCGAGGTGTTCTACGCCTGAGTCCGTCGTGGCCCAGGTCTGTGTGGGGCCGTGTCCTAGCGAGACTTGCGCGGTGGTCTGCGTCGCTCCTGGTGTTCCTAAAGTTTGGATATAGACTGTGCTGGCGTTGGGGCGGGCGCTAAACTGATAAGAGAGGCTGGTCGATTGCGCGGAAATATTGCCCTGAAGTACCCCACCCTGATAGCAGCGTACGTGGTCGACGCCGCCGGTGGTGGAGGCAATCACTAAAGGAAAAATAGCGTTCCCACCAACACTGATCCCGACAGAGGTACCGGCCGTGCCTATGATCTGCGGTACGGACACCCCTAAGGCGTTCGCCGCTGGAAGCTGAATCTGCGGCCCTCCGGTAGACCCTGCGTGGGCGACGAGGAGGGTCGAAACACCGTTTGTCCCTGCAGTGAGGGCGCTCCCGATACTCCATGAGTCTTCTGCTGTTGCGGCCCCGGTCCAGTATTGACCGGCGAGCTTTATCAGCGGGCTGTTCTGTGGAGTTCCGACAACCGCTGCCGTCGTGTTGCCCCAGGTCCAGATAACCGCGGAGGTTTGGTTGAACGTGGTAGCGAAGCCGGCGTTTGAGAGAGAGAGGGCACCTGCCGCGGACGTGAGAGCGGACCATGCGGACGATCCTCCGCCGCCTGAACCACCGCCGCTTTGATATAGAGGTACGCTCACGTTAGCTAATCTCTTCCGATCAGCCAGCCCAGACCCACCAGGCCAGCGATTACCGCAGCGAAGACAAGCGCGCCCGCCGCCCAGAATTTGAGAAAGTCAATCACTTATGTTCGGGTTACAGCCTGGCGCGGGGCGATGTCCCGGGAGACTGCGCGGTCGTGCATCTCTTGGGAGTGCGCTTTGATGCGCTCGGCGTTGGTGCGGAGTTCTTCTGCGCTGGCGATGAAGTGGTCGGTGGCTTTCGCAACGAGGTCCGCTACGTTCCCCACTTCCCCCGACACATGCTCAACAACAGCGTCGTGGAGGCTGTCTATTTCATCTACGACGTGGCTGCGGAGAGACCGATCCAACCGCAGAAGGCACGTCGCCAGGGAGGTGAAGCAGGCGCGGATGCGGCGATAGATGAACCACAGGCCGGCGAGTATCGCAAGAGGGAGGACGGCGGAGAGGATCGCGAGGTGAAGGTTTGTCATGGGTTAGTCGTACACTTCAAGGAAGGTCGCGGTGAGGTTGCCGGAGCCGATGCCGGAGATGGCACCGACGAAGGGGACGACGAGGGTTTCCTTGGGGTCGATGCGATGGCCGGTCGCGACGGTGACGCCGGCGGAGCCTACAAACAGAATGTTCGTGGCGTCGGAGTTCTTAATGGCGACGGCGCGGCGGGTGGCGTTAGCGGCGACGATCTGGCCGGCGGATGCAGTGATAGAAATCTGGCCGGTGGTGATGTTCGCGGTGCCGGACTCCGCGGGGTTGACGGGGAGAGGGACGGTGTTGTCGAGAGTGTACCCGCGAGTGTCGGTGAGGACGGCGGCGAGAGGGGCGCGGAAGAAGGCTTGAACCATTTACTTGACCCCGCTGACTTTTTCATACGTTCGCATCGTCCCGAGGCCGAGCATTCCGAGAAGCACGGGCATCATGTCGGTCATGTCCAATTTAGGAAACTCCACGGGATATCCTGCGAGGGCCGCAGCCCACGTTCCGATCGGGCCGACTACGAAGTTGATTGCAAAGGCTGCGCCGCATACGTACCCAATGAGCGGGCGCCAAGACGCCACGAAAGGGGAAGAGGATGCCGCTTCCGCTTGATTGACGGCAAGCTGGCCCCTGACGGCGTCGATGTCGGCTTGGAGAATCTCGCCTTGGTACTTGGCGGTTATCTCCGCCAGCTTCATCGCGTCTTCGGGGGATCGGCCTTTGATGGTGTTGATGAGGCCGCTGATGCCTTGGAGAAGGCCGCCGGAGAGGAGACTGGTTACGAGTGCGGCCATACGATTCCCTTCTTGACTTGAAAGTGGAAGTGCTCGTTGGGGGTGTTGGGGGATTCGAGGAAGCCGTAGAAACTATCCCAGCCCACCCGGCGCATAACACCCTCGAGAACGGCGGCTTTGAGTTCCGGGCTGAAACCCTGACTCCGAACGTCATAGGCCTCACCGCGATGGTGGGGGTCGATTGGGCCGGAGTGTTCTCCGTCAGTACCAGAGGTAATAGTGAGGTCGACGGACAGGGCCGAGGCTGCCTGGTCTATCGCGGATAGAAGCCGGAAGCCCGCGGGGAGAATGGTGGAGAACTGGACGCCGGGTTTGACGCGGGTTACGCCTATCATAGGCCGGCTCGATTGCGGAGGGCGATCTGTTCTCGCTCCCACTCATGGTGCTTGGCGGTGAAGTAGGAGGATGTGTAAACCACACTGTAGAGGGCGCGGCAGACGTGGCAGTAAGTTGGGTTACCGCCTAAGCAGGCGGAGCAGAAGGCGCAGGAGCAGCGGGCGTCAAGCGGAGCGTTGCAGTTCTTGCATATCGCCGAAAGCGTCATTTCTCCGCCGCTAGAAGTTGCGTTTGGGAGAATCGAAGTTCGAGACAGCCTAGCATGGTGAAACCGCCGGCTACAAATCCGTAGGAAACTACCGCGATGATCTCGCCGTTGGAGTTGAAGATCGCGGAACCGGAGTCTCCCTGCCAGCCGTTGATGTCAAACATCTGGACAATCTCGTCGACGTTGACTACGTAGCCGGATAGGATGCCGCGGCGGACGAGTTGATTGAGGCCGTCTGGATTACCGCGGAGCCAAACCTCGTCGCCTATGTTGGGGCGGGAGGTAGTGAGGTGAGCCCAGGCCGGGAAGGTCGCCGCGACGAAGTAGATGGTGTGGTCGTCTCTGTCGTTGGTGCGGGAAATGATGGCGGTGGGGATGCCGTCGTCGATAGTTACCAGCGCAGAGCCAAGGTCACAATGGGTCGCCGTCAGGAGCGCGTGCGGGCCGATTGCCGTGGCGGAGCAGATGCTGCCTTCGTGGCCGGAGGGGCGGTCAACGGACATCTCGGTGCGGTGAGTGGTTGACAGGACGGGCGCCGGCATCCCGGATCCGAAGGTGGGGAGGGTGAGGAGGAGGCAGAGGAGGAGGGTGGGGAGGTTACGACAGAGGCGCTGGTTAGCTTCGGCGGACATGGGAGTTCCGTTCCCGGGATTGACAGAGCATCGCCCGGGGGTAAGTTGCCGGTCTCTTTCGAGCCCTCTGCTCCGGCGTTCCAGATTGCGTCCCAGCGCTCCTGACTCACTGGAGGTGAGGCCGGCAGCGTGAAGGTTTTTTCTTGGTATCTCATTTGGAAGGTGGGAGGGAGCCATACCGCGCTGGGCGGAATTGGCTCCCCTGGGGTGTTGGGGCTCGGGGTTAGGCTTGCGCCACTGATCCCGTCCCCGGCAGATCGCAATCTTGACCGCCGTATCTCATCCTCTTCTTGCGCTGGGCGCGGCCTATCAGACCGTACTTCTCTCCCAGGGCGGTAACCGCCGGGGGGTTACGGAGGTAGCGGGCTGCGGCTTCGAGGAGGGCCGGGTCGTCGTTGAAGAACGATAGGCCCCGGTTGGCCCAGGGAGACAGTAGGCCGCGGATCAGGCCGTTGGTGTGGTCGTGGTCCACGTTTAGGTTCCGGGCGCTCAGACGGCCTGTAATCGCACAGACGCCCCCTTGTAGGGCAAGGATTCTGGCGTAGTCCTCATCGGTTAGGCGGTAGAGCTCCCACAGGCGGGCGGTTCGGCGCTCGGAAGGGGCGGTTCGGCGCTCGGAAGGGGAAGTCATAAGGTGAGCCGGTGTCGGGGACGACAGGTGCCCGTCTCTATAAAGGACTCGGGGCTGGCCCGCACCGGCTAAAGGGAGGTAGTTTTTACACTGCCTCTCATAGATGTAAGACTTGGCTGTATGTTGTTGAAAACACGTGCGGGTGGTCTGGGCTGAAAAATGTGCTGGTCGGCGCACAAAACTGTGCACAAAAACGTACTACGCCCCCGCCCGTTTCCGCCCGGCCGCTCCGGGCATGACCGCGGCTAGACGGGCTAAGTTGTTGAGTACAAAGACATTTTCGAGAAAAAGACCGGAAGAAACCGGTATAAAAACCGAAAACCTCCCCGGGGAGAAATCTCCGGGGAGATTGGCGGAAGATTTGTTGATTACAAAGGACTTGCACCTCCCCGAAATCTCCCCGGAGCCTCCCCGGAGGCTGCTAAGTCCTTTGCTTGCCGTAGGGTTGCTAGGGGTATATTCTCTCTCTCTCTTATCTCCTCCCTTTCCCTAGTGCCACCCCCCCCCCCCCTTTCTCTCTCTCTCTCTCTGACCCAGGTCGGTTTCGTTCCATGATGGAAGCAAAGTGACCCCGCACCCCGCGTGAGAAAGTCAGATACCACGCAACCGTCCTACCGCAAGTATTGCACTTCTCAGAAACAAGAATTCTTGACTAGGCAAAATCCCCCACGCGCCGCGCCACGGGGGCTCCCCCACCCGGCCTCGAATCTCAACGAAAAGCATGCTCCTACTCCCGATCTCGCAAACGTAACATACTGATAACAAACTAGATAGAGGGACGCGAAACGTGCATAAATGGCGAAGATCAAGCGAACGGGGGCCGATGTAATAGCATGAAACCAAAGGACTTACACGATGCAAGAGTCTATCTGACTCTTGCACCCCACTATGTAAGATTTACACGGTTGCCGTGTGGTTGCCCGGCCTTCTGCTGTAATTGCCGATTTCACCGAACGGTGAAACACGCGCCCTGGGACACGCAAGATTATTTTTGCGTAGCTTGCATTTTTTCCTTGACATCAATCCGCGAAAAGCGCATAATCCACCCAGTAAAGAAAGGAAACGAGATGACTTGGCAAGACCCGCAAAGAACGCTCAATCTGGCGCTCGTTTTGAAGCACGATCCGCAAGCCTTGGTCGACCAGATGACCGACATCTGCTCGAACTGCGGCTACTCCTACGGCAGACACGCCCACATTGGCAACTGGTGCCCTGCCGAAGGGGAAACCGGAGAACTGGACTCATGGCTGCCGATGCTGGAGGACGTATTCACGAAGGAGACTTTATGACGATTCACGCGCCCCTACAAAACCGAATAGGGGCAGCACTCAAAGCCAAGGACGTATCCTTCGCTCACGTGCTTCTGCATTCACTGGCCCGCATCTATAACCACACGCCGTACCCCGCAAGGATGGAACGGTTAGCGCCGTTCACGACGGTGTTCCCCACGCTTTGCACGTGTTGTCTAAAAACATGCTCACAAACTGGCCGCCCCAAGGAGACGAGATGACTTGGCAAGACCCGCAAAGAACGCTCAATCTGGCGCTCCCCCTAAAGGAGGATCAAATGAAGTATTCCGACGTTCTTCAGGACCGTGTTGTCAGACACGCCGAGCAGATTGGTTTTATGGGCTTCGGCGAGAATCCAGCCAAGCGAAAGCACTTCCATTGGTTCATGCCGGATGCTGATATTCACGGCGACCACACGTTTGCTGTCAACAAATTTGGGTATGCTCAACCGAGGATCTACACCGTCGACCATCAAAGTACAACCTACCAGCCTAGGGCTATTGAATGGCTCGATACGATTGCGAAGGCTGACCGCCCAGTATGGCTGAGTGTGGAAGGCGTCCGGGAAGGCGGCCGCTAGATGGTGCCCTCTTCGATATGGAAAAAGCAGTATGTAGGCAGCAAGTGCCCCTATGCCGATGGCGAACTGGAAATGAAACTGCTGCTGGTGGAAAAGTTTCTTCGCTCGGATGACCTCGGCAATCCTGTGGGCTTTACTATGCGCTTTCGGGATGGGGATGGACACTGCATAGTTTGGTTCACCGAACGAAAAAACATTTGTCTTGAAGTGGGCGCGGTTATACTAGCCCGCTTCACCGTGGCAAGCCACCACTGCTATCGCCATGTATGGGAAAACCATACGAAAGGCTTTACCGTTGTGGAGGTAAGCACAAATCTGACGGAGGGAGACCGAACATGAAAGAGAGAGTCACATTAACTCAGCACTCCGCAGCAGACGCATACATGCGGCGGTTTCGTAACGCCGATAAGAGGGCATATGCCCGGCAGTATTGGAACTACCTCACGGACTTCGGCGTCGCCCTCATTCCCCCCGAACCGGATCGCGGCAGACTGTCTGTTATGGCCGCGCAAGCGGTGCGAACGCAACTGCGTTCAATTTTCAATCCACTACGGACACCCTCATGCAATACCTAACCCAGTCCCAAGTCCGCGAGGTACTCCGGCAAGTACCGGACCCCCGCACCCGCCTTGCCCTCCTCATGGCCTACTGCCACGGCCTACGGATCACTGAGGTATGCGGGAAGTACCGTAAGGGCGTGCCGCAGTCCAACTCGGCGGGTATGCTTCTAACCGGCATTCTCGTAAAGCACACCGAAGGTGGGTACCTCAAGATTCCCCGACTCAAAGGCTCCAACGCCACACTCCAAACCATCATCTTCGCGCCCTCCGATCTAGTCCTGGACGAAGGCTCGGCGCTGAAAGAGATTATCCAGATTTACGGCCTCGGCCCCGAAGATCGGATTTTTACCAAGGATGCCGCAACGTACTGGCGGCAGTTCCGATCCGCTGGCAAGCGCGCCGGCCTCCCGGAGACGCTGTGCCACCCCCACATTTTGAAGCACTCCATCGCCATGCAACTGGTGAAGCGGATTGACTTGAAGGATTTGCAGGTGTACTTGGGCCACAAGAGTCTCGCTTCTACTGGCAAGTACCTCGAGTCCAATGATGCCCAGGCATCCGCAGCGGTAGGCAAAGTTTTTCAGGAGGAAACACGATGAGAACCATGAACACCTTGCTAGTCATCCTTGTGCTTGCGCTCTCTGCGCTCGCCTATAGTTCTTTCACCTGCCCCTACCATCCCCAGGGGCAGTGCCACACGGACGGCCAGGTTCGCCATGACGACAGCGGGCGGGTGTGGGAGCATTACTCCTGTACCTGCGGGGATAGCGGATGGGTGCGCGAGTAATTCACATGTTGTCAAACACAGCAGTAACCGACCCCCGCAATCCCCCCGCGCAAGTCTTGCAATCCCAGACTTTTCAATCACTTACAACCAAGTCTTCCACATATGAGAAGCCCACCATGAACAACATTGAACTGTGCCGATACTGCGCCGACCCCATCGCGTTGACCGAATGCAAAGTACAAGCGCATTGGGAGCGCCGCTTAAAAGCGTGCAACCTTCCGCGGGCTAACTCCATGGATAAGCCCGCTCAAGTTCAGATGAGAGTGGATGGGGTGAAGTTAGAACGCCTTGTTCCCCTCACCGGAGAGCTTGAGGAGCTTATCACCCAAGCAGAGCAATGTGTATCCGAGTCGGGCATTGACCCCAAGATAGCCGCGTTTATGCGGCAAGAGATTCTAGACGTGTCTCGCCATATCTACCGCGCCCCGAAACGCCGCCCCGTCTCATCGCCGGTTACGGGGATCAACAAGGGCGCTATCTGGGATCGCCACTATGAACGGGCGATGGGGATGGTTAGCGTAGACAGGTCCGTCAACCCCACGAAAACCTACGAGAACTACGTGACCTTTCACAACTCCGTGATGTTGTCCGACTCTCCACCGGCGCTCTCCGAGGAAAGGTGGGCGGCGTTTACGACTCGCAGTGACGGGGGCCTGGAATGACACGGCGAGAAGAGTTCACGATCCGGGGCAAACCGGTTCATGTGCCGCATACCCACCGGGACGACGGCAGCCGTATTGGCGGCCTGCTGCGCTGCAAGAACTGCCTGTTATCGGAAACGTACTGGAAGCGCTGGCCGGAGTGCCAAGCATGACCGAAGCATTCATACACGCATCCTCTGATCCAGGGGAAGCACTCGACCCAGTCGGAATCCTCAGGCACAAGTCGAAAGACCCATCTCTCGGCCGGGACGCGGTCCTGATTCTGCGTTCCGCGATTGCGTACCTCAGCGACTTTGCCGATCTTGAACGCCGCCTAGCACTCTGGAAAGAAGGCCGCCTATGACCGATCTTCATGAACTCTTACTCACGAAGGACCGCGCTAACGCCTAGCTTATCGGGCGGTGCAATCCCGGCCGCCCGAGGGTTGGGGGGCCGGGGGGGCGCGGCGGGCG